CAAAGGTATAGACTAAAAGATATGAAGACACAGTGGAACGGTCTTCGTGTCGGATACGATCAATTTGACACAAAACAACCTCAACTAGATCCACCACATATAACCACAGATCCACAAGCGTTAAGAAACCCTAGACCAGACAGGACAGAACCCGTTGCAGAAGCTTTGTTAGTAAGCAACCCTTTTTTGTCTACGGCTTCTAGCGCTGTAGTAACCGTTTTTGAGGACGACCATGGAAGAACAACCGGAGACAAAGTTAGGTTTAGAGGAACTTCTCCTTTTGCTGGGCTCTCTTCGTCTGCTTTAGAAGACCCGGACGGCTACTCAATTACAGTTATAAACACAGACACCTATAGCTTTGGCGTTTCTTCGGGAACGGCCACCAGTGCTACAAGAGGCGGCGGGGGTTTTGTGTCCGTAGGTCCGGCTCAAACACTTTTGCCTTTAAACCCTCTTCGAGCCCTTGCTTCTGGAGAGAATGCGGTGATACAAGCCACTGAATTTAAACACAACCGGACAACGGGGGACACGGTTCGTTTTCGTAACACAGGGGCTTTCGATGGAATCACAACAACTGTACTTGAAGCCTCCGGTGGGTATACAATAACAGTTGTAGACGACAATAATTATAAGTTTACTTCAACAGGGACAGCTACCACAGGAGATGTTAGTGGTGGAGGCTCTAAAGCAACAGCAGGACCAATAACATGAGTTTTACATACAGCGGACTAAAGACAGCTATTCAGAATTATGTAGATAGTTCTGAGACTACTTTTGTGAACACGTTGGATACTTTTATACAACAAGCGGAAAACCGCATATTTAATACGATTGAACTCAATGTTTTTCGTAAAAACGTTACAGGTACGGCCGCTTCTGGAAACCCTTATCTTTCTGCACCCACAGATTTCGTTGCTCCTTTAAGTTTGGCGGTTTTAAACAGTGACAGCGAATACACTTATTTATTGTTGAAGCACCCTAGTTTTATGCGTAATTACACACAATCAGCAGCCACCACGGGGACACCCAAGTTTTATGGCCAGTTTGACGACGATACTTTTATATTGGCGCCCACGCCGAACGCCAACCTGACATTTGAACTGCATTATTTATATGAGCCTAACTCACTAACAACAACCGGGGACAGTGGAACTACTTGGGTTTCAACAAACGCCCCCGATCTATTGCTTTATGGAACTTTAGTAGAAGCCAGTGTTTTTATGAAACAAGACTTAAACGAAACAAACATGTTTGAACAACGTTTTCAAGAGAACCTTGTTCGAGTCAAAGAGCTAATGGAAGGAAGAGCCACGAGAGACGAAAACCGTTTTGATAGGCAAAGAGTCCCTCAACAGTAATAAATGCTAGAAAACAAACACATTGCCTTAGTGGCTATGGGGCAAAGCCAACTGGATTATCATATGAGTATTTCTCACAGCGAGGAATACGATGAAGTGTGGGCCATTAATTCCATGTGCGCGGTTGTCAAGTGTGACCGCGTGTTTATGATGGACCCTGCTTCCCGTTTCTTTGATACTTTCGATGCTGGACCACAAACCCGTGTGATGAGAAAAACGCTTCCTAGATTAGACGTCCCAATATATTCTTGCGAACTTGATAACAGAGTTCCGGCCATAGAATTGTTTCCTTTAGAAGAATTGGTTAAAGCGTTGGGTTGCGCATATTTGAACAACACGATTGCCTACGCCATTGCTTTTGCTTTATTAAACAAAGTGGGAAAACTCAGTCTTTTCGGAGCAGATTTCAGCTATAAAACAAACGTCCATTTTGGAGAGTTGGGCAGAGGGTGCTGTGAGTTTTGGTTGTCCAAGTGCATGGACGCGGGAATGGATGTTTCGATTGGAGCACGCTCTCCAATATTGGACACTACAGTTCCTTTAAAAGAGAAACTCTATGGCTACCATAGACTTGATAACCCTCCTGTAGTATATTTAGACAAAGGTGAACTGGTTGTCGGAAAATTCTCTGATGTTATGAAGGAAGAAGCGCCTTCAGGAGTATCGGGGAGACAAGACATTGGTCCACCAGAACCAGAGAAATATTAATGGAAACTGATTCATTTACACTCTCCATAGGAAACCTTGGAGTAAAAACAACACATGGTAGAGGCCATACAGTAGAAGAAGTTGCTGAAATGGCCACTGATAAACTGGTTTCGGTGAGCGACACAGCGCCGGGCCCCATTAGAGCGCAAGCCCATGCCTTTAAAAAAGCGTGTCTTTTTATTATTACTTACTACATGAAAGAGGCAATTAAAAACCACATGTGTACAATAGGTAATGAACTGGAATCGCAAGGTCATAAGGATCTTGCAAATATTATTAGGAGACTATAATGGCTATAACTCAGGCAATGTGTACTAGCTTTAAAAAAGAGCTTCTACAGGCGAAACATAATTTTTCGACTGGGGGAAACACTTTTAAGCTGGCTTTATACACCAGTTCCGCCACTATGTCTGCTTCTACCACTGCTTACTCTACTTCGCAGGAAGCAACAGGAACCAACTATACAGCAAAGGGAGGCACGTTGACCAAAGTGGAACCAACCACTTCAAGTACAACGGCTTACACCGATTTTGCTGATCTAACTTTTGGTACTTGCACAATTACTGCGAGAGGTTGCATGATTTTCAATGACACAGCTACAGGTGATCCATCTGTTGCAGTTTTTGATTTCGGTGGAGACAAGACAAGTACCGCAGGAAGTTTTACCATATCTTTCCCAACCGCAGACGCAAGTAACGCTGTTATTAGAATAGCGTAGGTAAGCCATGTCGCTTACAGGCTGGGGTCGAGGCACTTGGGGTCAAGCCGGCTGGGGCTCTGCTATACCTGTCGATATTACAGGGGTCGCAGGCACGGGTGGTGTTGGCTCTTTAACTGTAACAGGACAAGCGAATGTTACAGAAACCGGCGTTGCTGGAACAACCGCTCTTGGTTCTTTAAGCATCAGTGCTGATGCTAATGTTACAGAGACAGGTGTTTATGGAACGGGCTCGGTAGGAAGCTTAACCGCTACTGGCGCAGCCACTGTTACAGAAACCGGCGTCGCAGGAACCGGCGCAGTCAGTTCAGTAAGCATTTCCGCTGATGCCAATGTTTCTGAAACCGGAGTCGCAGGAACCGGCTCAGTTGGCTCTTTAACCGCTACCGGCGCCTCAAATGTTTCCGTTACAGGACTGGCAGGAACCACCGCTTTAGGCACTGAAACCGTTAGTGGTGATGCCAATGTCAGCGAAACAGGAGTAGCGGGTACTGGTGCAATAGGTACAGTCATTGCCAATGGTACAGCCATTACAGGTGTTAGTGGCGCGGCATCAACCGTTTCCCAGGGCGATGAAACAGTCACTTGTGACGCAAACGTCTATCCAACAACGGTTGTTGGAACCGGCGCAGTTGGCTCTGTAGCCACTCAAACCCAAAACATTGTTTCAATTACAGGGGTCTATGGAACAGGCGCAGTTGGTGATCCATCGGTCATTATAGGTGTCGATGTTTCAATTACAGGGATCTATGGAACAGGCCAAATCAGTCAACTCCTTGTTTGGGGGAACATTGTTCCAGGGCAAGACGCTGAATGGGCCGTAATCGATGATTCTCAAACACCTGGTTGGTCCGAGGTCGACGATTCTCAGTCCCCAGATTGGACAGATGTTGCGGCATAGCATAATTAAGATTATAATCAATTAAATAAACAGAGGCATATAATGGCAACTTATGTAAACGATCTAAGACTCAAAGAAATCGCCACAGGCGAAGAGTCAGGTACTTGGGGAACGAGTACAAATACAAATTTAGAATTGGTGGCGGAAGCCTGGGGTAGTGGTTCTGAAGCACTATCTGATGCTTCAACCGCAACGATTACAATGGCAGATGGAGCTAGTGATGCTGCCAGAGCAATGGCACTTACGCTTACGGGTTCTTTATCGCAAGCGTGTACTGTAACTTTAGCACCAAACACAGTTAATAAGTGTTGGATTATTCAAAACAGCGCGGGTGATACAGTAACCATATCTCAAGGCACAGGCGCTAATGTCGTGATTCCGAAT